TATATTTACTATATTTACAATTTTTTTAAAAAATATATATGTCAAGTTCACCAGGATTTTCGTGATAATATTTATGCTCAGCATAATCTAAAGAATGATCATAATCAATAGGAGAATATAAACCTAATCCATATTGTGAAAACCAAAACTCATTGCTCAAATTTATATGTTTATTTTTTTCCCTTTTATCTAATATTTTATATTCTGCCAAATATCTGTTTTTAAAATTACTTTCATCAATATAATCCAATTTTTTAATATAGTCACTACGACTCCACCAAAAATTACCAGCGTAATGTGGAATATTACTAAAATTTCTATAATTTACACCAACTGTATTATAATTGTTATTTAATAAATTAACACATATTTCCCACTCGTTAACATTATAATTCATCATATAATCTCTCCAATAATTGTGTTGAACCGATCGTCCTGTTACGCCTTTACTATGTAAATAAAGAATATGAACATTTTCATTTTGTTGCTTACTAAACTCTAATAAGCAATTAACTGTCATATTCTCGTTAACATAATTAGGTTGTGATGGCAATTTACTTATTTTTTTATAATTCTTTAAAAATATTTTAAATTCTTCTTCACAATTATCACAACTACATCCATAAAAAATATGCTCACATTTATCATATAAACCTGACTTTATTATTTGTATTATCTGGCTAGAAATTATAGATTTCCAATTATCACCATAGTTACATAAATGTATAAATACATATATTGGTGTCGTATTCTTTATTTTGGGAATATTTTTATATTTTGTTCTACTATTAAAACGATTAATGTCCAATAAATAAATTGATATATATCTACTTAATCGTGACATCATTATCAATATAAAAACTACAAAAACTATAAAAACTATAAAAACTATACTTAAAGATTTATGTATTGGTTTTAATTTCATTTTAATGTAATAAAATACAGTAATATAAAACTATATAATATATTACTATAAAAATATTTATTACCATAAAAAATGTTTTTTCATAAATAACTATACAATAATATTACGTCTTCTTCTTGAAGAAGCTCATTATATTCTGATTCCCCTTCGTTGAATTATCTATCTCTATCAAATATTCGTCAAACAATATCTTCTTCACCTCTTTATTCCTGAGGTCCGTTATCTTCTTCTTCACTTTCTCCTCGTCCTCCCCATCCATCAGTTTATCCGTCCACGCTTCCATCGACCGCTTCAATGCCGGCACCTGTCTCTTATAACTCGGAATATTCTCCAACACAAGCGCAAACACCTGCTGTATCGGTTTCATAATCTGATTCGTAATATAGAAAGCATAATTCGGTTTTATTTTATTCGCCGTGATATAGTCAGGGTGTTCGATTCGTTCGCCCTGTAGCGCCTTTTTATCCGGATTCTGAATATATACAAATGGTATACGGTCTCCTATACTTGGCTTATTTCCCGGATCGCGCTTGCCCATACGGTCTGCCAATACTTTATGCGCAATTTGTGCCGGGGTCTTATATCCACTTCGCAGCGATTTCGTAATGATAAGCTTATCCATTGGAACCTTTTCATCTACTAAATTTTGTAATGACGATTTGAGAAATGTAATTGCTGTCTCGACATTTTGCTCCTTCATCAAAATATCGATTACGCCTCCATAGATATCCTTTACAATCGGCGCATTATCTCGTCGCTTCAATACGATACCCATACTCTTGCGCTTCGGTTTTTCCGGCTTGTCTTCATATAACATTCCAATATATCGCTTCTTAGAGAGGAGGCAAAACGGCATAAGCGTCTTCTCATATACCCACGCGTGTGGCGACTTCAGAAACTTCGTAGCAAGGTGTCCGACCTCCTTCGCGAACTCGATCGTAATCTCTAGCGCATCCTTTCCACGAATCGGTGTTCCGTCTGATGTAGCTAGATTAAATGTGAAGAATACAGAGTCAGTGTTGTGGACTATCATATTTCCAATACCCGCAGCAAAGTGGTGATTTTCCGTCGTAAGATCATATACAAATTCTTCGGAAGGATATGAAATTTCGTGTATTTTTTTTACAAGATTATTATTTATATTCGGAATTGGGCTCTTAGACACCTTTATTACATAATTTGATGTTTCATCTTCAATATTATAATCCAATGAAAGTGTATGTCCGTGAAATTTACTGAGTTCATCCCATTTAAGTGCTGCTTTATATTGAGATGATGGCACAACAACCTTAGCACCTATATTTATTCTAACATTATCGGGATGTTTATATATATCGTGTTGAAAATGTAATAACTCTGTTTTATTTTTAACAACATCTTTCGGTGATATTTCTTTACCAGTTATGTCGACAAGCGAATGGTCATCTGTTACATCTACTAGTCCTGTATGTGTCAGTATACGCATCATTTTTTTATGCGGCGCTAGTCTATGACGAATAATTCTATTAAGTTTTGTCCATCCTTTATCCGACCACGTTTCTACATTCATTGATGTGTTCATTTCGCAATATTCTTTTCCTTCTTTTCCTTCCTCTTTGCTATAAACCCATCCATTTTTATCCCCATATAACTCTGCTAATTCATCTATCTTTATGATATTCATTTGTCCAGCATTACTTCTAACATATATCGGCGTATAATTCGCAACACTGTCACCATATATATACTCTGCTTTCGTATTTACAAATCCGAACTTTTTCGACTCCACTTTCGCGTCCCCATATACCTCCTCTACAATCCGTTTACCATATGTAAGCAACTTCCTCCCTGTCGCCGTCGTAGATGCCGCAATATCAACATCATAAAATGTGCTCGTTTTCGCACCACACTGTCCATATAACGAATTCGCCGTTACCTTATAACCAAGCTGCCGTTTATCTAAAATATTCGCCATAAAGGGGTCCTCGGTTGCTTCCGCCATTTTACGCGTAGCTTTACGAGCGGCAAGCAATTCTTCAAGCACTGTCGGCATAATCGCCTTGATCCCATCTTTGGGCTGAGCAAATCGGCAAATCTTTGTTCCATTTCGTGTCTTGATTGCGCGCCCTCGCTGATTCGGCACCCACTTGTATGTATCATACGTCACATCCACATATTCGTATCCAGGCAGATTATCATATATATAATTTCCCGACGGATCTTTCACACCTGTCTCACGCACAAGCTGTCCCACCAAGTCAAACTCCCTCGTCCATACCTTGCTGTCGTGTGACAAATTCTCGCTAATCATTGAGGAGGGATACAGCGACGAATAATCGAGACACGCGACAGGGTTGTCAAGATACAAATTACATTTCGGCGGGAGACAAATAGCACCTTCATAACTCTCATTCCCAAACGAACGCTCAATAACCGGCATAAGCGTTCGCTTCTCGCGGCATTTCTTCGCAATAAAACTGGTGAGCTTAATACTTTGTCCACGCAAAACGAGGAAGCTAATCGGCACACTACAGATTTTCGCCATCTCGATATATCCAGTCATCACATCGATTTTATTCATAAGATGATGAACCAAGTTACAATCCTGTATACAGTATTTCGCAATAATTGCGCGCTCCGCTGGGCCCTCATTCGTCATTCTGAAAATATCTTGCGGCGTCACATCATCTTTGGCCAGACCCCAGCGCACCGATTTTTTCATATCCGGTTGCTCGTGTCCTTCAATCTCAAATGTTTTTTCGACTAGATTTAAGTTGAGAACCTTGAACTTCGCACCATCCTTATATGTATCCGTCGAATGACTCGACTCCTCGAAGTTAATATAATTCCCATTTTCAAGACCCATCATATTCGAGCTGCTGATTCTCGTATTCCCGCTAGGAAGATGCTCCAATTTTTTCACGCCATCGCCTATGAAATAACCTGCACAGTAATCCAACTTATATGATGTCAGATTGAAATCACGGCGGAAATAATTATACAAATCTATCTGGAGTCGTCCCGTCATATCAATATAGTGTAGATCGTGTTGTCCACTCGCAATTACAATACTGCTTTCTTTAATACATACCTTGCCTGTAGTATAGTCACGCGTCCCACAAAACTCGCCCTTGTTACGCGACAGTCTCAGGAAATCATTCTCGCACGAGTTTTCCAGCGAACGGCGAAACATAAACTCATAATCAAAGCCGCAAATATTGTAGCCGATAATAATATCAGGATTCTCGCGTTGTATAAGGCGCGTCCACGCAAGCAATAATTCGCGTTCCGTTTTATACGTCTCAATCTCAGAATTTGCCACCTCATCCTTCAATGTGTCGCACGTGTCGACGACGATACAGTGATTGAGATAGGGGCGTTTCTCGCCATATGTCATAAATGTCGATCCAATAAATGTTACCTTGTCGCCTTCTACTGGCGGGAATATTTCCTGTAGAGATATATTCAACATATTTATTTTTGTTTCGCGGTCCGTTTTATCGGCCGGTGATGTAAGAAGATGAATCACTGTCTCTTTGGGCGGCTCCACCGGGGTTTCAGAATCTTTTGCCTTTTTGGATTTCTTTGTTGCGGCGGCGGAGGAGGCTTTCGGCTTGGCGCCGGCGTATGCCATAAGTAAATCCGTCGCCTTTTTATCTTCTTTATTATTGCCGCGGGTGTCATCGTCACCGTTGTCACAAGCTTCATCATCATCAGCATCAGCGTCAATTTCTTCAATATCTACATATTCTTCTTCCACAACGTCACCGGCATCATCGCCATCATCATCACCGTCATCGTCCCCTGCATTCGCATTATTGCTCTCCGATATTTTTTCAAACATTTTCTCGATCGTATTAATATCCTTCAAAGCATCATTTACTTTAATATCTGGAATGTGATATGATATCCATACATCAAATAATGTAGCAAGACGCTGCTCTGATACTTTAATCTTCGTATAGATGCGATCGACATCAGGATGCATGTTTGCGCCACCAAACCCAAAAGCGGTAAACACGAGTTGCCGCATAAGTGCGGGAGTAATATCTTCCATAGCTTCTGCTCCGGCTGTAGCGCCTGTATTGCGACAGATGGCATCGCAAACATCCACAATATTCGTAGCAAGCTTTTTATATGTTTTAATCGGAATCGGGAAATCGCCGTGACTACTGCTCGCCTCAATATCAAAACTACATATTTTATAAGGCACAATAGTCTCCTTGGTGTTGAGAGGTATAATGTCGCGCGACGCCAACTCATATTCATACTTACACGTAGTTGTTTGGATGCCGCTACCGCCGTGAATTTGTTTTGCGCGTTTCGTCTGAAACCCTATCCACCCAGATGGACTAATATCGTGAACGTGGAAGAAACGCAGAATCGGCGGAATATTTGATTCATATATTTCAGTCCTTGTATTGAAATAGGTATAACCATCGCGACGCAATACCTGCTTCCCTGCCTTGATTTGGAACCACATATTTTTTACCTTATTCATCGTCGCCACATTTTTGAATTTAATAAGAATGAACTTGTGCTCTTTGCCGCCGTCAAATCCATACAACTTTTTACGCCTTATGAGCTTTGATTCGACATCTAGAATAGATTCCTGATAAAACTTACCGACTTTCTCTTTCAGATGCGAAATAAATGCCGATTTTTGGGGGATCGACCATTCGTCTCCGACCTTGATATAGAAGAATGGCTGATAATCGCGGACAAATATAGCACAGGTTTCACCTTTCTCGTTTAGGCCGAACATTTGAATCGTTGTGAACTTTTCATCCTTTTTGTATTTTTTTGCGCCGCCACGACCTTCATCGCTATCGCCACCATCAGCGCCTTCGCCGTCAGCGTCCGCATTGTCGTCGCGTTTTTCATCGAATATATTAAAGTCCAATAGACGAAATGAAACATCGTGATTGGGAACGAAAATCGGTGTTGACATTGGAAGAACAGATGTTAAATATTAAGATTGGAACTGATCCTTACTTGTTGGTTTAATTGTATATATCATTTAGTGTTTATTATGTTTATCAATTTTTTATAATAACCAAATCGGATGGTAATTATAAAATGCATAATATAGTAATATAGTAAACATATGCTATTAACAACGGCATCCGCGACTGCGGCATCGTTTAGTGCAGCAGCGTTTTGAGCCCTTGTAACAAGGGCAGGTTGAACGTGTGCAACCGCCGGGGCAACGACAAGCGCGTCTACGGCCGTGTCTACGGGTTTTACGCGAAGCGCTTGAACGACGGCGTTTCGTTCCGTGTTTTCTACGCCTCGATCCTCCTGTTTGAAGTTGAGTGGCGGCTAATCCTGGTAAAGAAGCTTTTGCTATTCCTCCACAAGTCATTTTATTTATGATTTATATATTATAACTATATTATAATATAAAATAAAATATAAACTGCCTAAATATTTTGTTAAATAATAATTATATTTATTAACGGCGATGACGCCTGTGATGTGTTTTTTTCCTTCGAATATGACGACTTCGGCTTCTGCCTCTTCTACTTGATTTACGACGTGTTTTGCGCGTTTTTCTTTTACGATAGCCGCCGCTGCTGAACCCGGGTGGACTGAGTTGACTGGGTGTTCTGGTTGGACTATTAGGAACAGAAAAAGGTCCAGAATCAGGTGCTAAAGTAGAAGGGGCAGCAGCATTAGGAGGAATAGAACCAGAAGATGGCCCTAATCCATATAGAAAAGAAGAAGTAGTAGCAGAAGAGGTTGGAGGAGGAAGAGAAACAGCTCCGGTTCCAGGTGTGTAATTACCAAAAGGATTAGCTGGGGAAGCGGATTCACTAAATCCTATTGGCGACGATGGTGGGGAAGGTACAAAATTCTGCCACTGGTCTTGTGGGTTACTTAACCACTGTTCTCGAATATCCGGAGTTTGTTCTGACCATAACCATATTATTCCCGGGGCAGTTTCGTGCGCCCAAATGTATTCAGGGCTAGTTGTGTTTAGGATATCCTTAGCCTTATTAGTAAATCCAGGTTGTCGTATATGTCCTGTTATATGAATTTTAATGTCATTTAATTTCATATATGGAATATTAGCCTTTGCTAATAAATTATTCACTTCAACTTGCGATATCGCTCTATCCATTTTATTTAATATATATTAACTAAATAATAAAATATTATTTTACCAGTATATATTATAAAATAAAAATGACAAATTACAAAGAGTTTTTTATGGCCTTGCGCACTATCGGTATTTTATACCTCTTTTACCTCCAATTTACATACAGTGTAAATATCCCCATGTCCGTCATCTTGATCCTTACTGTCGGCTCTCTCGGATTGGCATTATTCTGTAAATCCAAAAATACTTCTCAAGTCGTGAACCATAATTTATACAATTACGCGATATCTTTAGCGGGTATTTTTCTTATTTTGAAACAGTATGCTTAAATATTTATACGCGTATAAATTACTTATGTGGCAATCATATAATAAATATTATGATATATTATATGATGAAATTAAAGGAATTCGCAATAGTAATCCGAACAATCGGTATTATATATCTGTTCGTATTACTAATAACTACTAACCTATCAATCCCGTTATCTGTTATTATTATGATTACTATAGGCTATTTATGTTCTGCTATTTCTTGTAGTGCTAAATTATTCTCTCCTTCTATAAAGCACCATAAACTTGTTAACTACTTTATTGCGTTGATGGGAATAGTTGTTATCGTTAAACAGTATGCGTAAATCATTACTCCTTCGCTTTATAGCATTGTAACAGTCGTGCTGATGGATCCTTCTCTTCGCAAAACGGGTGTCGCCAAAAATAAGGGATTGTTTTTTCGCACCCAGAATACAACTTCTCGAAAATAGTTCTATAATAGAAACTCTCCTTATCATATGGCGTATTATATACATTTGTGTATTCGATAAATTCTGTATACTTTTCATATTCTTCATCGGTCACTTTTGTATCAATATACTCGCGAATAATCTGGAACCAACTTCTTTCGTGTCCACTTACGCCATCACTAAACGCCTCCTTTCTGCGCCATAGAATATCGTCGGGCAAAAGTCCGCTAAACGCTTTCCGAAAAATATATTTCTCGATTCGCTCGTCATCGAACATCTTATATCGCGGCGGAATACTCATCACATATTGTAAAAACTTCTTATCGGCAAAAGGCACGCGCGCTTCCAATCCAGCACCACTAATGCTCTTATCCGATCGCAGCAAATCGAAATAACATACATCGCGAACCATACGCTCATTTTCACGTTTGAAATCCGTATCATTTTGCGCTTTCATAAATCCGCGATATGATCCGAAAATCTCATCCGACATATCCCCACAATAAATAACGCAGTCATCCGTATTTTTGTATATGTATTTGCTTACCAAATAATTCGGAATCGATGCGCGAACGGACGTTGTATCATAGCTCTCGATTTGTTTAATCGTCGCCTCAATAGCGCCCAAAAACTCCTCTTCGGTGAGACAAACTTCGTGATGATTCGTGCCCAAATAATCCGCCACTTTGCGCGCCCATACTAAATCCGTTGACCCTTTAAGACCGATGCTATATGTATTCAAATCTTTTGCGGGCATATGGCGACACATAATTGCGACGACGGATGAACTGTCCAGCCCTCCCGAAAGAAGCGCACCTACTTTGCGATCACTCATAAGGCGTTTTACAACGGCTTCTTCGAACAAGGTAGCGATATTGGCACAAATATTTTCTTCGGTGTCTTCAATTGTGGGGTAGTCATATACTCTTTCGATTTGTAATGTTGCATTATCCTGTGAGATTGATACATTTTCATAGTAACTATAAAAATTTAAAAACGGAGTATTCGCCTTGTCAAACCCATTGTCGAGTTTAGAATATGTGGCATAACAACCGGGTGGAAATTGCTTCGCATAGGGGAGATAACACTCACTAATAGCCTTTAATTCACTTGAAATAATCATACTGTTTCTATATGTATAATCATATCCGGAAATAAATAATGAGCGAACGCCTACTGGATCACGCGCAATATATGTTGTCGCCGTTTCATAATCGTGTAAAACGAGGGCAAATACACCATCAAGACGCCGCAACATATCGCGTATACCGATTTTTTTATAGAGATGAATAATGATCTCGCAGTCGGATTGACTTTTGTATTCGCTTTCAAGACCATATTCGGCAATAAGGGAGCGGAAATTGTAGATTTCGCCGTTACAAATAAGGCGACAATTTTTGATGAAAAAGGGTTGGTTACTTTCAGGCGTTTGTCCATTAATCGCAAGACGATGGAATCCCCATATAGACGCGTAATTTTTCTCCAATGTCGGGTCATTTAGAAAAGAACTGTTGTCTGGACCGCGGTGAACCATACTGCTGAAATCATTTTGAAATAATGCTAAGTCGGATAACGGCAGCTTATTATGTTGTTTGGTAGTAGAATCCGTATTTTGTAAAAAACGCTGAACGTAGAAAATACCGCACATTGATGGTTATATTTAAATGTATGAATGTGTGAATATGTTATCGGTTACATAATATTATTTTGTTGTCTTTAACCCGTTTTTAAATTAAAATAACGTTAATAATAACAAATAACGTTAATAATAAAAATAATAATAAATAGTATTAAATTATATTATAATATAATATAATAGCTATATAATAACTATATAATGTCGTATGCTTCATCTGCTTATACTAATAATAAAATGTATGGCGTTGTAGATAAATTGTTTATATGCCAAAATGAAAGAACGGATGCTTTAAACAATAGAATATCATCGAGAAATATTCCTTCCGCGCCTCTTCAACCTTTTTATTACCAGGTTCCTGTTTCTACGAAATACGGATATATGCCTATTTTAGACCAAAGTAAACCACCGACTGTTGCTTTGAATAACTACCCAGTATATAGTCCTCATACTACATTTAATCCTGGGAATAATATGGCACCTTGGTCTGGGTTTTCCAATAATGTGAATATAGAGTCGAATCTTCGTAACCAGTTTTTCGCCTTACAAGATTGCGAACAGTCCGAATATGTTCCGTCTTCGTCTAGTGATCTTTATAAAAATTATATTCCGCCTAAGCCGGTTAAACAGCCTTATCCTGGATTATTTAAACGTGAGGTGTTTGATCATTATAACCCCAACACTAATAATTTAGGAAAACACTTCTTCAATAATACTACGCGTAATGATATTAAAAATGTTATTCCAGAATGCGAGAAACAGTTTTATAACGAATAATGTGTCCTATGTCCTATGTCCTATGTCCAATATTTAGTCATTAATATTATTATTCATTCGGGTTTAGAATAATAATATTTTTTAATTTGTCATATTAATGGAAACAAAGGATATAACTAATACCAGTAATATCGATACTGCTGCTATAGCAAATGTAATGAAATATAATAATTGCGATGTTCCATTTAATTCCATCGACTATCTTACATTGGAGATTATGGCAAATACAGACTCATATAACAAATATTTGAAAAAGAATAATTTGGATCACGATTCAGTATTAAAGAAGGAGAAACGATTTTATAGAAAGCGTATTATATCTATGGCAAAGGATATTTTATTTAATAATAACTCCGGACAAGATGAAGAGATTTTAAACGCGTTTAATACATATGCTAGGGCGTGTATTTCTTATTTTAAATTTAAAGATACAATGGATACTATCCAAGGCGAATATACAAATATGAATATAGCTGATGGTGCTGGCGCGGATGCTGATATGACAGATATTGATCTGGATATAAGCGAAGCGAATAAATTATTTATGAGACAAATGGAAAAGAAAGTATTGACGCTTGATAATTTTGTAATAAAGACGGCACCTCCGCCTGACGAAATGGTAGTTCCTCAAACAAAAGATTTTAATTTAAAAGATCCCAAATATAAAAAGAAGGATGTAAAAAAGTTTTCTAAACAGAAATCCTCTTTAAATCATTTGGCACCTGATGGTATAAATGTTATAATTAGCAAAAAGGATAAGAGTGAAATAGAATTATCTATTGATAATGCTTTGAATAGTTAGATTATTAGATTATTTGTTTCTTAATTTATTTTTAGTTTCTTATTTTTTAGTTTCTTATTTCTTATTTTTTAGTTTCTTATTTTTATTTTTAACTTTGTATATATATATACGTATTCAATACGCTATTTATATATAAAATTATTTACCGATGAAGTCTAAAAAAATACAATCTATTTTAGAATTTGCCAAGAATGCAAGTTTTAATAGAGTGAGTAAAAATAAAGCGAATAAAAATAAAAAATATAGAAAAAACAAAACTAGAGTAAATAAAACTAGAGTAAACAAAACCAAAGTAAACCGATCCAGAAAAATAAACCGCAAAACAAAAAAGAATTTACGTAGGCGTGCTGCTGTTATGAGAAAACCACCTCCTCGCGTTCGCAAGGTTATTGACGAAGATGAAGGCGTTCAGCGTGATCCTGACGGTTTTATAAAACTAAAATGTAGTCCTAAAATCCAGGAAAATGATTTCACCTGTTATAGCAATGAATCATTAATGAAACTGAAATCTTTATGGAATGCTCGCCATCCTGATGTTATTATATCTTCAAATGAACCAAAAGAAATTTGGGAAGCATTGAAGGGACATTTAAAGAGTGTATGTAATAAGGAGTCGTGCTGGTTGAAACAAAACTTCGCCTCTGATGGCGTAGACAAGGAAATGCTTAACTATACTTTTGCGCCCAAAAGCCCTGATGATTGGAAAAAGAATCCGAACGAATGGCTCAATAGTATTGATATTGAAAACGTGATGAAACAATACGAGAAAGAGTTTCCTTTTTTCGATTTTATAGGTGCTGCACCTATTGATTTCGACTCTCCGAAAATGTATGGCGAATGTGTATGGGAAGAGTTGTGCCATTTTGATTTGAACATTTCGATACGCAATGGGAAAAAGAAAGTCGGCTTTGTTTTTAATACAGATCCGCATTATTTATCCGGCTCACATTGGATATCTATGTTTGTAGATTTGTCGCGGAAGTTTATATTCTTTTTTGATAGCACAGGCAATCCTCCACCCAAAGAAGTGAAGCGGCTAATCAAGACTATAACACAACAAGCCAAGGCTGCCGGAATGGATTTACGATATATACAAAATAATAAACATCATCAGAAGAAACCGACTGAATGTGGTATGTATGCCCTTTTTATGATCATAAATCTACTTCGCGATAATATGAAGCCGGAGGATTTCATTGTTGATATATTCCCCGATGAAGAGATGGAAAAGTTCCGACACAAATACTTTAACAAGGATTTGTAACTGGCAGCGATACAACAATATTACAATTTTCTATAGTTCTTTCGTGTCTTGACCAGTTATAAAAATGATACATTTGTAAGTCCGTTATACTTTTTAGGTTTTCATTAAAACTGACAGGATCTGATTCTCCGACTTGATGTATTCCTACGGTTTGAATCGAGTCTAACTTATATATATTTTTGCTCCTATCTTTATAAGGGTTAGACGACTCTACGGTTAATATTTTATCTGGCAAAAAGGGTTCGATCGGATACTTGTTGTCTAGTGTTGTTGCCCATACATTACAAAATCCGAATATATCGATATCTCTATGACTATCTATATATTTTTTTAATGTTAGGCCGAGACGGTGATTGTCATTATCCGCTTGGACAGGAATATGTAAATATTCATCCAGATCACAGGATATCATATATTCTGACATACTCTTTCCGTATCTATATATGGCGTGATGAATTTGTGCCGGTTGAGCGTGATGTGGGTATTTAAATGTGCGAGGATTCCAATAATGAAAATTCCATTCTATAAGCGTTACACTGTCACTGCTGTATTTTGCGAAAAAATCTTTTATTTGTTTGGTAATGACTCCGTTGTAATACATATAAAAATGGGATACACCTTGAGATTTATAGTAATTGTAAAAAAGGGGGAAAATAGTGTAATCATTTTGAAATAATGTTGCTAATGTTAGAAAATGTTGGCGTGATGTTGGAGGCGATGTTGCCGATATAATATGTGACAGTATATATGTTTTCGTAATATCACAACAACTAACTTCTACTTCTATTTTCGATGCTATTTCGCTCTCCATACTGGGAACATTATATACATAGATTAATGCGGGCTCATTTGAGTCTTTTACAAATGATTCTGATAAGGATAGCTCACTATTATTTAGTATGAGTGTTATCTGTAAAGGGTTTGCCGGTTTATTGTAGATAGGCATAATAAGATATATCTTATTATTTTTATAAAAAATGTCAAAGAACAATAAACGTGTATCGGTAATATAAAAACTATTTGGTATGTTGTGGGTGTTGGGGATCTTCTTTTTATTCTTTTTACTCATAATGCGTATTGTTAAAATCGTATAATATAAATAATGAACCTATTTTTAATATATTTTAATTACCTTAATAATTACCTTAATAATTACCTTAATAATTACCTTAATAATTACCTTAATAATATATCGAATATGACGAACGTATTATAAATAAAAACTAGAAAATCATATTAAATAAAACATCATCATTAATATTATCAGTTATATTGCGCAAGATGTCTTTTTATGAATTTACAAAGAATGACAATAAGAGTATTATATGGGGTCTATTACACGAAGGTGGTGTTTTCAGAGATTTGCCAAATACTCAAGTAGAAAATGTTAAAAAACAATTCGAAAATACTATCCTTTCTATGAAGCCAGAGTTTGATTTATTTTTTGACCAGAATGATGAAGGTGATGACGAGTATGACCAAAAAGCGGCCGAAATGATTACCAATAGTAACAAGGCGGTTATTAGAAAAATGGTAGAACAGATTAGTGTATTGAAAGTTAAACGACCTGTGCCGTCACAAGCCCCGGTAGTAAACTTACCTGTTCCTCCGCGTATTGGAGGAGGAGGAGGCGGAGGTGGTGCGAGTGGAATGCCAACTAAAAAACCCAAAATAGAAGAAATATATCGCGCTGATGATTTACAGAAAAATAGAATGTCTGAGCTCGAAATACGTCTCAAAGAGAAGCAATCCGAGATGGACAATATGTTGAATAATAAAAAACCAGATCATATCGACTTTACAGATAAAAGCGTATCTGATGATAAATTATCAAGCAATGAGATGGAGCGCTTACTAGCGGAAGCATTGTCATCTCGTGAACGCGAATTGGATAAATTGGTTCCTACTCCTGGCGATAAAGCAAAGTTGCCTGAATCTATTTCATCCAGCGTCCGCATTGCGACCCCTAAGCGCCCCCAAGAATCTGCGAAAAAGAATGTGTCTTTTAATGAAACCGAAAATGAACAAATTGTATATTCTAGTGATGTAAATATGGGTGCGGAAGTGAATGGGGATGCTGATGTTGATGAAAATATGAATGGAAATGGTTTATCATTTTTATCAAAACTGAAAAAGTCTTCGGGTGATGCTACGCCACCATCGCATACCCGGCATTCATATAATACAACCCCATTAGATGATATTATGGCAGCAGGGGCGATGGATGATGATGATGAAGGCGATGAAGGCGATAACCAGAACTTGGAGATGAGAATTTTCGAGAGACGTAAAACAGATGAAACGGCAAGCGCGGGAGAATCTCATAAATTAAATGAAAAAATCAATATTATACAAAATGAAATACAAGATATCAAACGAATACAAGATAGGATATTGAACCTTTTAGAAAGTAAATATAATTCTTGATTTAGTAAATGTTTGTATATAAAATATTATATTTTAATATTTAAATATTATATAGGTTTAATGACGCGTTATTCTATTACAAGGAAGCGAAATATTAAAAAATACAAAAAAAGTCAAAAAGGTAGAGGGAAAGGGCGAAGAAGTATTAGGCGTTGTAAAACCAGAAAACCGAAAGGATTTAAAAAGGCAAAGAGACATACAATAGTAAAAAGAAGACGGATGGTGGGAGGAGATGATGTGTTCAATTTTAATGTAGACCCAGCGGATCTACAAGTACTTATGAGTAAAATAGAAAAATATACTAGTCCATTTAGCGTGAATAAAATAAAGTATACATATATCCCCGTGGATGGTGAAAAAGTTAAGGGGTGTGATAAAGAAGATATTCTTGATACTAAAAAACAATCTATTCCAAGAAGTGAAGAACCCATCTATGGGTTCGAGAATGTAGAATTAGTAGCAAAAGGGTTTGCTCTGGTTACAAAAACAGGTACAATACTTAGCGGAACTAACAGAAAAGAACAAATAAATGTATTTGCTTGTTATATGGAAAAAAATAATAATGACCCTACTTGTTATGCTATTGTGCGATGTTATAAGTCGAGTTGTAAAGATGAAAGCAAACCGAAGACGCGATTAAAACCTAATTTAAATATGGATAGCAAAATATTATTTTTATTTAAAGATAAATCAATTGGGAATGTAACAAAAGGTATAACACGACGAGTAAATGGAATAAACTATAATGAGTTTACATTTACTACTAAGTTATCTTCAGATGATGATACATATAGAATACTTGTTCCTATGAATGAAACTAGTGGACTCAATTTAAATGAGTTTTTCGATGCTGTCAGTTCAACACCGCCTCATGATTTTAAAATAAAATTGGATACTATGCCTGTAAGTGAACCCCGTATTATTAGAGAATGTCTAGACCCCGGTGGTAGTGCGGGAATACCTTTATTTATGTAGGATTATATTAGTTATACTACATTACGAATATTACTCGTTATCATATAATGTATTTACATCATACATTATATCATACTTTTACAAAATACAAATACAAATATAAATAATACCAGTTTACTGTTTAGATTTCGCCACTCCTCCTGTGCCACTAGCGCTACCGCTACCACTATCCTTCTTTTTAGGAGCTGGCATCGCTACTGCACTGGATGAAGATAGTGCTGGTGTGGCCGATGGTGCTGGTGCCGCCATCGCTTCTGTTATCGGCATAAATTTCATCTTACCCTCAGCATTCTTCCCTATTTTTCCAACAACAAGTGGTTCACCACCTACCTCTTTTGCCACCAGGTAGCTTCCCCAGTCGTAAACAATATTTGTAATCTTATCATACGCAAACTGTTTATTCTCCCCAGCAATCTTCATCTCCATTGAAACCAATTTCAGTGTCATCTGTTTCGTATTTCGCGCCGAAGCAGCATCCGATTCTTCATTCTCGATCGCCGGAGAAAATGCAAACTTATTCGAAGTCACGCTTCCAAATGTAAAGCATTTCAATCTCTCCTTCGATGCTGAATCGCGATGTATTACGCAGTCAATCGACGCCTGTTTTATAGCCATCAATAACTGATGATTGATCTCCTCTTTAATACTCGATATCTCAAACAGCGCCTCGTCAGTCGACAAAGGTTGTTGCGCATTTTTCTTGCTCACATCATTTATCCTAAGCTGTAAAGACGAATCGTCCGCCATCTGTTGCGGCGTAAACGTCATTATATATAACATCACATTTACTGTGCGGAGTTTCTCGTCTTTTAGGTCATTGTGACTACAAATGCGTCTAGCCCTCCCAATAACTTGCTCGATTCTGACTGGCTGCCAATATGGCTCGGTAATATGAACCCAACGGACGTTTCGCAAGTTAATACCCTCGGCACCCGATGCAGTAATCATAAGCACCTTAATAATCTCGCCCATAAAGTTATTCCCTGATTTTTGCTGGAGTTGTTGCTTTATATTTGCCGGCACATATTCCCACGTGCTGTTAAATATGTTTCTTATAATCTCGCGCTCCTCATCTGTCTCTGTTCCGGTATATAGAGCATACATATGTTTGCCCTTGTCTTCATCCCGAATATCCCATACCCAACTATTAGACGCGTCTTTCTTTATCCGAAACCGAGCAAACCCATTTGCCTCCAGGACCATAGAAAAAATACGAATACCCTCCAGCGAACGAAACTGGCTATATACAAGATGTAACCCAGAATGATGTGGGTCCTGTATATTCTCCAACATTGTCAAAAACTTGGGGCTAAAATTCTGTAACTCGCCACCGTCCTGCGGTTTCGTCAGGTATCGCTGTTTTCCACTTTCCAGTTTAGACAATGCGATATCGATACGTTTCGAATACGTGGCGTCGACCTTTTTCGCAATACTTTCGGTCATTTCCTCAATATCGTCACTCGTATGTTCTCCGTTCAAATTTCCAGTTCTTTCTTCGGCTCTAATCGCGTCTACATCTTCTTCATTTGTGCCGTCGTTTATTGCTCCTTCTACATCTTCGCCTTCTTTTGGTAGCGGGCGATGTATTTCAGTCGGGAAAACAAAGTTACAAAATAATCGGGAAAAGATTCGATATGTAGACACGGCATCTTCATAGATATCATCGCCGCCGCCACCGGCAGCACCCGCTCCCCCCTTTCCTTTTGCCGGCCGCTTGGACTTAGATTTCTTTTCCAGTTTTCTTTCTGCTTCGCGTGCCTTCTCATAGGCGGAAAACTGGTGGTCGCTCATCGGAATTCTGACAACACGGAAGTTTACAGATTTCTCATATGCCGGCATAAGCTGTTCTTGTGCACTCCTAAAATATGAAGCAAGACCGAGAATGCGCCGCTGAAACATATTGATATTTTTCACATTCCCTGTTTCGGCATCTATAAAATACGACCTAAATGCATCGAGACTATCAGGCAATGCTTTATGATTCTCTATTGTTATACTTCCTGGGGTAACATTTATATCACGTCCACGAAGTGCAGCAAGAATAAGGCGTTCGAAATCTGTGTCGCTAATATAAGAAGAATCACCCTCCGGTGCTATTTTGACAACACCAACATATTCACCGCGCTCGTTCACATTTACAAATCCAAAAGGGTTGCGCGTTATCGTAAGCACACGAGAGCTATCGTTATAATCAATATAGTCCAATATGTTTACACCGGCAAGTAACTGTTCAAGAACTTTCTTGTCTATTTTTGCCTGAGACCCAATCTGAAGCGGGATTTTCCACGTTTTAATATAGCCGCGCAGAATATTGAAAATCACGGCTACTTCATTGGGGTAGTTAATAACCGGCGTTCCACTGAGCAGAATAATCTTTATATTTTCGGCCTGCATCAACATATTATAAAGACGCATTGGAAGAGTGTCTTTGCGCTTCAATTTATTTACAATGCGGCTAATAAAGTTATGAGCTTCATCGATGATTACTACGTGATCTGAGAAGGGGTTTTTGCTAAAATCAGCGGATAATGTTTTTAGATTACTCATTCGCATTCCGTTATAATTGAGAAATGTATATTTTACCTCGATCATTGCGTTGAGTTGCTCATCAAGGCTAGTGCGTTCATCACGATTCAAGGATTCATAGTTCGCCGGCTTTTTAACATTGACAAGCCACGCTCCTTTTTGACGAGTAATAAATTCACGCGCCAGTGTTAAAATCGCGGACAAGGTTTGTATCATCGGATCAGCAGCGCTTTGTATCGGAATAAATTCCCAGAATTGATTTTTCTTGTATATATCATCGCCGCATTTTTTCAACTCTTCTATATAGTTTCTACGCAGTGAAGCGGGTGTCATAACAATAATATTTTTATGCGTTTTCAAACCCTCGGCGATTGAAATAGAGGAGCACGTTTTACCACTTCCAAGACCGTGGTATAATAGTAGACCACGATATGGCGTGTATATATTCAGATAATCGCGAACTATTTTTTGGTGTGTTAAAAGAGAAAAGTCGGACTTGGATGAAGGATCGCACGACAACTGTTCCTTTTGGCTCGATATTTCTTCGTGGTATCGCATAAACAGCTGATTAATAAAGTTGATAAATTTCTCGCGATTATTCATATAATAATTTGAAACAATAACGCCAGGCGGACGCGCTCTAGGCAATCGGTCGCGAACGGCGGCGTCAGTTATCACCATACTTTCTATGTCGCTACTCATTGAGCCAAATGTGGGTGCAGTCGTAATGCGTCCGCGTGCCTTTTTAACAAGAGCTGATGCGCTGCTTGTCAATACAGTTGATGATGGGTCGGCATCGGCAACACTCGCTTCAGGTTTCTGACCCATACTAAGAATAAGAGATGCATCTTCGACGAGATGTATTTTATTCGGCAGTTTGCGTATAATAACAATTTGTCTTGTAAGGCTTGCCGCCTCTGCAGACGACGGGAATGGCGCCGCTGCTTTGTGTGATGCTGCCGCTTTAGATGCCAAAGATTCACCCCCCAATTCGTGCGGTTTTGCCAATCGTATCGGCAATACGTTACGAAGATTCTGGTAAATTGCTTTAGGATCAACCAATTCTTCTTTTGCTTTATTTACAATCATTATATTTGGTGGCTGGATCGCGCCTTCCCCGCTTGCAGGAGGCATAGCAACCATATGAATAACAACTTTCTGGCGTTTTTCTGGAACTGGGCGGGCGTTTGTCGCATCACCGATCCCGGGTTTCGCTTTATCTTCGAGTCTTTGTAATACAGATGGAGGTGCTAAATTGGTCTGGAGAGCGTGAATCATTCTTTGCGCAGCATAGTTTACACCCGGTTGTCCACTTGGAAGAATGCGAGGACCTAATTCAGGGGCTTGTAGAACTTGTAACTTTGGATCATACGGAACGTCGCCTTCCTCAGTTGTTTCTTCGCCCTGGTGTTGTTGTTGAAGTAAAACTGCTCTATCTTTTATAGACTGTTCGTGAACTGATCGCGGTAAAAGAGTTTTGGGGTCAGATGTCACAGTTGTTGCCGCTACCGCTGCAGATTGTGCTGAATCTTCTTTAGAACCGAATACACCTTTAACGGACGATAATAAAGAACCTAGTGTTCCTACACTAACGGTAGATGGTGCAGGCATTATAGATAATCGTTTTGATTTTTGTCGTTGAAGTGCTTCTTTAATTTCCCTATTTTCATCTATATCGGCTTTAGATGCTTCGGCAGGATTTGAAATTTTTTGATTCGATTCTAATAATCGTGACTCTAAATTTTTTATCCTTGCTTCGAGTTCAGTATCTTGTTCCATTATAATTTATAATATACGAATAAAAATATAATAAGTATTATCATTAATAAAAGATATTTAAGTTATTATTTCGCCATTGTTTATTCGCCGTCCTTATTCGCCGTCATTATTCGCCGCGATTGCTCACATACACTGTAGCGCAAATTCACAAGCCATCTGCTCCGCTTTTTTTTTGATTTTGTGTGTTCCCGAGGCAAAATGAACTAGGATATGCCCCTTCTCTTCATAATGTTTACGAATATTCGCAAATGTATTTAAATCGCTATACTTAATCGCATTCTTACAATCCATATGGTATATCTCTTTGCCTAAACATAAATAAACACCCATAGTATACCCACTTTCAGGATCGTGATGAATTTCTAAATAGTCAGGCGTCGTTTTGAACTCTTTCTGAATCTTCACTTGAAGAATATTCTTATAATTGTCGTCATTTTTGATAAGAGCAATCCAGTCTACGTGTCGCTCAAATACTGATTCGATAAATTTCTGCGCCATTTGGAATCCCGGACCCGTCACAAACACATTATCAAACCATTTATCGTCATCGTGAATACTTATTTTATTAAAGTCTAGGAACAAAGCTCCAATAAATGCCTCGAAGAGACAGCCCAATTTTTTAAGATTCGTCCTTGTGCGTTTCTCCTCTGCGTGTTTCGAAATAATAAACCATTTATGTAGTCCCATTTCGATCGCAAATTTGCCAATAGATTCATTTTTAACAATGGCGATTTTCTTTTCGGTCATAAAACCTTCATTCTCTTTAGGGAATCTGCGATAAAGATAGTATTTTGTAACACACTCCAGGACACCGTCGCCGAGAAATTCTAGGCGTTCATTTGATTTCGTCTTCAGAGCAATACAATTCGAAGGTTGAGGCATAATCTTTATATTCTCGCGAGCGTTTTCTAATTGGGGGCGTTTCGTATATGATGCGTGTATGAAGGCGCGTCGATAAAGGTCGTAGTTGTGAAGAGACGCCGGAATTCCGTAAGATGAAAGAATAGATTGAACTTCATTCAATGTAATCTCTCTATTTTCCGGGTTGTATGGATTGAAGATATAGCCATCTTCACACGGAATAATATCCGAATCGTTTAATATGTTTTTCGATTCAGGGTTGGACAATTTAGGAGAAGATGTTTCGCTGGATGTCATATTATTGTCTTTGTTAGCGGTATCGTATAATAGTATTCAATAAATATCTTTAAACTATTTCAATTTAGTCTATTTAAAAATATTATTGCCATATATTCCCATTTATTCACATATATTTATAATTAATAATTGTTTTATACAATAAAATAACTGTTTTATACAATAAAATAACTGTTTTATACAATAAAATATTTAGAACACAAATATAATATTTATGATACAAATAAAATATTTAGCATATATATAATAAGCATAAAATGGTCGGAATGGGAAATGTCGGCAGAGTCTTAAGAGTTGATTCTCTTACGAATAATGGATGTATCTTTGGCAGTATGGCGGGTCTTGCCCCCACTGTAGGATTGAATCCGAATCTTTTGAACGTGTATCGCAAGGATACTAACTATTGTCAGTGGAAGTGTCTCCCTACTGGTTGTAAAGACGGTTTTGCATATATGAAGAAACACGGTCTCATATTTAGCAACAAGGCAACTGGTGGTATCAGTAGGTCACAGTGGTCTCCTGGTATCAACATCCTTAAGGGTGGTGGTAAGCAGACTTCCATTTAATAACAATAACATAATATTTTTTTATAACTTTGTGTAATTTTATATAATTTTGTATAATCTTGAATTTTAATATTACAACATTATATACGTATACATATACATACATATTTAGATGCCTCAAAGAAACGGACAAAGAAGTCGTAATGGACGCTCGGCAACGGCGCGTCGCGTGTTATTTAGCGGACCCGGTTCTGCCGATGGTCTCTATGCCAATACACACAATGGTGGTGGAACTAAGAAAGGTGGAGCGCAGCCATCCGGAACAGGATTTATGATACCGTTTGCGCAGAGAAGTCAGATCGCCGTTCCGGCACTTAATAAGGACTTTTTATTTAAATTTAGGCAATACTATGATGCTCCCCGTCATACTGGGCCTAAATTATAAATATATAAACCATTTAGAAACTCCACAATATAATATGATAACACACAAAGTATTATCCTATTATACTATAGAAAACTTACGTTCTCTATTTTTATTCGACACACGCCCATACACCCAATACACAAAATGCTTATCATAGTCGACAATCGTGAAACAGAATTATTTCCTCTTATTGAGCGACGCATAGATACTATCGATATTTTAGAAAAAGAGTCGGTGGCGGAAGCGGTGGCGGCGGCTGCAGCAGCAGCTAAAAGTAAATGTAAGGGTGCGAGTCGATGTTTGATCCCTCCTCATCTTTATCAGGATGTAGATGTAGTGGCGGAATGCTGCCCCTCTGCTTCAAATACGAGTGACACGTCAAACGCGGGAGAAAATGAGAAATCACATAAAATAAAAAAGGAACAACTTCATATCGGCGATATCGTATTCGAGGATAAAACGGGGAAACAAGTTCTTATTATTGAGAGGAAGACGCTGTATGATCTCGCGGCGAGTATAAAAGATGGTAGATATAATGAGCAGTCATTTCGGCTCGATAAAGAGGCAATACATAATCATAATATTGTGTATATTATTGAAGGCGATATTGAGAGATACAATGAGAAAAGAGGACGCATATCAAAAAAGATCCTGATTAGTAGTATGTTTTCGTTGCTATATTACAAGGGATTTTCGGTATTTAGGACGAACTCGATTTGTGAAACGGCGGATGTTGTTGTGTTTTTTGCCGATAAATATGATAAGACGACAGTTGCTGATAAAACGCGATGTGCTTATTATGGCGGGGAGAGCGTTGCGAGTGGGGCTAGTGGTGGCGGTATTATCGAAAATGTGATTATGCCAACTACTGCGCCCATAACGCCGCCTACAGATAAGGAGGAAAGTGAAAAATATTGTGGCGTTTTTAAGAGCCATAAAGAGAAAAATGAATATATTACTCCGGACAATATAAACATAATAATGCTGGCGTGTGTGCCAGGAATAAGCTCTAAAATAGCGACACAGATTATGAATGAATATAAGACAATACAAAATCTCTTATATCAACTTGAAAAGGAGCCAGATGCATTGAATACATTTATGACGAAGACAGAGTCTGGCGCGATGCGTAAGATCAGCAAAACGTGTGTAGATAATATTAAGAAGTTTCTATTGCGGCAGTAGCGCTAGCGCGGATAGGCGAATACATTTAATTATTAACAGCTATAGCTACATTATTGTCATTATAGTAACCAGCGTCGATTAGCTCCTGCGTGAAATCAGCACCTCCCCAATTTGGATCCATAGGATTCGGACTTAGACCAGTGGATTGCGTTATATAGTCGAGCATCATATCGGGTGTAAATTCACCCTGGTCCATATTTGAATCGTCATAACCAGGATAGGAGTTTATATTATATGGCTTGTCGTCACGAGAAGCATCTAATATTTTTGTTATATGCCTTCTAGGGGGAGGCATTTTTATGGAAGATATAGGAGGCAATCCTCCTTGTAAATCGGTCGGACCGGGGCGAATTTTATATATCGAATCTCCTTGTGTATCTTCTGTGTGTTGTAAAAATAGGACAGGGCATATTAATCCCGACGCTTTTTGCCATTCAAGAAATTCCGAGTATTCTTCTAAATTGTTAAATGTTACCGGATTTACGCCCGGCACGGTATGTTTTTTAGAATTATATAAATATAACTGCGAGCCTTTTTGTATTAAAATATTCGGACAATTTGTGTCTTTACCATCTTTGCTCATTGTTAATGCCTCCTTGAAGCCTGCACTTGTATAATTTAATACGAAATATGTAACAATAATAAATAAGGCAGTTGTTAGTATAATTTTATAAGTCATTTGATTGTTGTATAATATATTATATATATATAAAATATGAATATTTAATAAATGTTTTTTTTTAATAAAAATGCTCATCTATATTAAAATTTTTGTCTAAATATAATATATATACATACGGACATATATACGGACATATATTTCATAACAAATGACTGGAGGAGTATTGAGTTTGACTGATAACGAAATCGCCATGTTGAAAACTAAACACGGCGTTGTGTTGTTTCATATGGATGGATGCGGACATTGTGTTAATATGATGCCTGCCTGGAATCGCGTAGTTACTGAATTAAAAGATAGTATGAAAAATGATATTGTTTTAGGGGCTGTTGAGAGAGGTAATATTGAAAAATTCCATCAACACGGAATAAAGCCAAATGTAAATGGATTCCCTACTGTTTTATATTTTAGTCCCTCGAAATTACATAGCCCAGAGGTTTATAATAAGGATAGGAGTTATGAAGAATTCAAGCGTTGGATTATGGAGAAGTCGAAAAAAGGCAAGGGTAAAGGCAACGTATTGTCCGCGATTAAAAATTATGATAAGCAAATGAAACACAGGACTGAACGATTTATAGGTAACAAGAACGAGATAATTATTGGACAGGAAGGCGGTGGCGGTGGCGGACGCGGACGAGGCAGTAGAAGCAGGAGAAACCGTGTTAAAAGATTGAGGCGAACTCGCAAACATAGAAGAACACATCGCGCTCGCATGCATCGTAAATCTTATTCTAAACTTCGTGTTAAGAGGGGTGGTGATTGTGGTTGTGATCGGCAGTTATTTTAAGTTACGATAATATTATTTATAAATAAAAATAATGGGTTTAGGTATTATTATCATTACGATCCATTATTTTTATTACGATATACGGTGTTGTCTTGTATTGTTTTGTTTCGCATTGTTTTGTATTATTTTCTATGTTTACGCGATTTACGGGACTTGCGTGATGCTCGTTTCGTTCTCCCTTTTTTACCACCTGTCGCCATTCTCATTTGGGGCATTGGGGCTGATTTTAATACTTGATTCCGCACAGGATTCTGCACAGGATTCGGCCTGGTAGCTGTTTCGACCACGGCTGTCCCCGTAGCGACACATATAATAAATTCGCGCATTTCGGTTAATGATATTTCTACACCAGCGATCGATGTAGCTGATGGGTATGTTTTCTTTGTATATGCTTCCAATTCGGTAACTGCTTCTGCATAAACATCATCAATTTTTTTATTTATCGCTGAGTTCTTTCCTCCAAGAAGACCTGTTAAGTTTCCTAAAATATCCCTAAAAAAAGATACGGAATGGACAATTGTTCCTCTTACTAAACCCAGTGGTTTATATTTGCTGTCGTCAAGTGTGTTTAGTGTAATTATACGCATCTTTGATGTTTATATGGGGTATGTGATAGTTATATATTATATATTAATATTTTTTGTTTTTATGGGGTCAGGAAATTGAAACATATATTGCGCTTAATAGTATATGTAGAAATAAAACTCGTGTAAATAACACAACACGCACTTATACTATCCACATCATACAATGTCCACAACTTTGTCTTCATCTGTGTCGCCCTCTTCATCCCCTATCGTTCCGAAACGTGTGAATAATATTTTCGGAACTGAATTGGGGGAATTACCGAGTGCGATATTGACGAAACGCAAAAATAGAATCAATAAGGACAATAATATCATCAACAATGTCATCAACGTCATCAACAATATGGATAACAATAATAATAACAATAACAACATCAACATCAACATCAATCCTACACTGGTTGAAACGCGTGAAAACAACGATGCGGTGCCCAATGATTATTATCACAGGCATCGCGACAAGAAATTGGAATACCAGAAGAATTATAATAGAGAAAATGATGAGAAAATTAAGGGATACAACAAGGATTATTATCTCAAACGTAGGGCTGAGATTTTAGAGAAAGCAAAGACGCGTGTTATTTGCGAGTGTGGGTGTGATGTTCAGCTCTCTAACATGAATGCTCACAAAAAGACGAAGAAACATTTAAAACGCGTTGTAACGGTCGGATGCGTTGATGATTCAAGTTCGAATTAAGCAATATATAGGAAAATTATTATTATATTATTATATTATTATATTATTATATTATTATATTTTTATATTTTTATTGTGTATTATATATAGGTAAATGAACGACAGCTTGAAAGGTAGTCTGATATACGCAATAAAGTTTTTTTTAGAAAATTCTAATGATGATGGAACCCTGAAATATTCAAGTGATAAGGTTCTATTCATTATGTGTCTTTTTAAAATATGGTCTATTTTTCATTCTTTATTAAATGTAGAACAAAGCACGTTTGAGTTCCCCAGTACAGGATTAACTCCTGACAAAAAAATGGAAATATTTTACCTTAAAGCTTGTGGAAATAATGCTCCTGACCAAGACCAATTAAACAAACTTAAAACTACAGTATTATCAAAAGAAAAATTAATAGAATTAATACCACGCGTTTTAGGTGAAAACAAAGATGGGGCGGTAAAATTGACGTTAATTCCATATGATGAAACCATTCGTAACTTTTTTGTTGAATGGTTCGAAACTAAATATAAGAATACTCTACATGATTTGAAGGCTAGTGATAAACTAATTGAAGATATAATAGGATTTAAAAAAACTAGCAGTATCGGCCAGGGTTATATTAAAATACACTCGGGTGTTGGTTTTTTTTTACCTGGACGTAACAAATATTGTGAAGAATTAATTGAAAGAATATGCGACGATTTAGACATGATGGGTATTAGATATATGGTAAGTGATACTGTAAAAGATAAATGTTTTAAAGGTTTAACAACATACTCAGATTACCATCAATGGAAAAAAAAACAACCACAGGGCGGTGGCAGATCATCCAGAAGAAGAAAGGCATACAAAACTACCCGAAGAAACAATAAAAATAAAAAGCAGTATAGAAGAAAAAGACATACTAAGAGGTGTAATAAATCACACCGTAGAAGCCGTCGTTAAATTATCGCGGATGAGTTATATACTACATTAATACATAATACATTACATACATTAATATATATTACACAAACTATATATTAATATGAAACAGCCAATAATACCTAAAAATAATATAATTTTCTCTTGAGTGTCCTATTACGCTGCGATATTACTTTTGGTCTTTTAAATGATTTGCGTTTCCCGCTTACATCAAAGTGTGGATGGTTATGGTGAGGCGATTGGGAGGATGAGGATGTTTCATTATCATTACTATTTTTTTCATCTTTGGTGAAAAATTCTCTTATATGTTCTAATAATTTTTTACTTACGATAATATCAACATCTTGTTCTTCTTTACTTTTTTCGGCAATATTGTATTTTAGTTTCGACATAAGAAAGCTCCTTAGTTCCTCTTTATTTTTAACATCTTTTACCAAATGGGAATTCATATATCTGTCTACGAGTGTCGATGTGGGTATATAATGCTTGTATGCTTTTACGTGAATATAGTAAACATTATCTTCTTCCATTTTGGGGTGAAACAGATCATCTACGAAACAGATTTCAATATCGCGTGGGAGTTTAGTACATCGGAAAAAGTCATCCACCGTTTTTTCTTGTGTGGTGCGATTGAGTTCAAGAACCCGCCCATCGACTTTAAAAGCGCATATAACTTGTTCAAATATTTTGGATTTTAGTTTTTTCTCGAAATATGCTTTAATATGTTCTACCCATATACGGTCTTGATTATTTGTATATATCATTATATATTTACACTTGTCTTCTTTCTTTTTTTGTAAAATATATTTTAAAATATTAATGATTTGCGGGCGTATAAATTCGGGATATAGATCCAGTAAATCATTGAACATATTGTATGATATTTGTCTATCGCCATAGTATTCGTCTAATGCGTTACATAATGAACCCAATTCTCCAAAACTGCCCAGCGTTTCATCTAAATCAAAAACTATTACTTTTTTATTTTTAGGCTTTAACGTTATTTTTGTGGGTTTAGGCATTTAAACGAATATAAAATATGATTATATATTTTTGTTATAATTAGTGGTTATTATTTTATTAATGAATTACGGAATTAACGAATTAATGAATTATTTTATAATTTTATCTATTTGTAATATAACTTTACTATAATCCGGAATCCGAAAGTTAGTAGTTAATGGGTATTCTAAAAAAAGATGATTATATAAAAATATTAAACTATTATAATATACCGATTGCTTCTACAGATAGTTCTAAAACTATTAAACATAAAGCGGAGGAAATACTCGCGGATAAATTATGTAAATGTATTAAAAAGGTTAAAAATACAGATGATGAAATAGATACTGAGACGCCTACAGAAGCAGAGAGCAAGGCTATTGGAATATGTAACGATTCTATATTTCGGCGTAAAGGTCTTAAGCATAGTGGATTCACGTGTAAAAGGCGTCCCAAATTTTTAAAGTATCCTGGGAAGAATTATTCGCTACAAACAAGAAGCAAATATCTGTCAAAGAAGCAAAAAATGCAGCGCATATTCTTGACTAGAAAAAATAGAAGTAAATAGATTTTGTCAATTAATTTGTTAACAATAGTTGTTGATAACAAATTAATTTTTTATATAATTACCTAGAAGGTAGGCTTTGTCTGACGAGGCTTCTTTGGTGCCGTAGCGCGAGGCGTAGATGGAACATCATCGGTAGCGGTAGCGGTGGGGGTGGGGGCCGGTGAAGAAGTGGTTTCAGGCTTTGCGACAGGTGCAGAACTTGACGCGTGTGCCTCTTGTTGATGCTCGTGCTTCTCGGTATGACGCTCGGGGCGCTCAGAACGCTCTTGACGAGGGCGATAAGGGGGTCGCTCGCCTGAATGACCACGACGAACCAACATCCACTCGCCGCCGCTGCTACCATCGCGGTCATAACCACCACGAGAACCAGCGCCAGCGCCAGCGCCACCACGACCGCGCAATACACGCCCACCACGAGGAGCTCCACCGCCACGCTGATGCTGATCTTGTGATTGCTGCTGGTGATGCTGCTGTCTCGGTTGCCTACTTACACTAGCGCCGGCTGATGGTGCACCCCCATCTTGTGCCGCACGATGCTCACGACGTGTCTCGCAAAACAACTTGCCTCCTTTCACTCCGCGCACATCACCTGCCTGAAACTTATGAGTTCCAGTCTCTGTATCCACAACCGAAAACTCCACATACTCACCCTCTACCAAATACCTGTATTGCTCCTGACTTACCGTAACCGCTGAGTGGTGAACAAAGATCTCGCTAGCATCCTTGAACTGGTCGTTGCCGCCGACAACAGAAATAAACCCAAAACCTGTCTTGTTATTGAACCACTTCACGCGCCCAGTAAGACGAACAGGGGCTGATGTAACAGAAGAACTCGCAGAACTCATTGTATGAATACTTGATACTTAAATATATAAAATGGCTTTAAGTATATTTTCGGAAATATTTATATATATAGTTTCAAATAATTCTTACATTGTCTCATCATATATGAGTAATCCGGTTTGTCTTCAAATCCCAAGCTATACGAATAATCCAGGATTTTTTGAAATAAATACGGAATACCTTCGCATAATTCGGCCGATGTAGTTGTTACCTTTTTGATATAGACCAATTCTTCTTTTGTTCGCGCGTCTCCTTTATTGAGTGTCAATCCCATCCACGGCAGTTTCCCCTTCACGAGATATATCGCAACATAGATTATTGATATAATATCATCGCGTCTAGAATAAACATCCCCGTCGTGTATATGAGTGCTAATATATCGCATCGTCCCTACTATTGACTTATCACACGTATTGGCTAAGTGTTTGTCTCCTTTCATATAAAACCGTGAAAGTCCGAAATCAATAATATGTAACCGTTTATCGTCACCGACGCCACTGCCGCCACTGCCGCCACCGCTTAGCATAAAATTCTCCGGTTTAATATCGCGATGAACGATACCCGCGTCATGGATACGGCTAATAATTTCTATCATCGAAATGAGATACTTAACTACCCCTTTTACGTGCGGTGCGACACTCGGCAATAAAGGTATCGAATCGGCCGAGGGTATACCTTGTGTGTGTATCGTTTGTGACACACCCGCGCCTCCGCCGCTACCATCATTGCTTGAGGAAGTGTGGGTCAGTGGTCTCGATACTTCTATCGCTTCTTCATCGGGTGATGACGCTGTAGAAGTTTCGGTGGCGGACGCTGATTCCTTTATATTCATAGTTGCGCCACCTGACTTAATTTTTTCGATTTCTTCATATAGTGTGTGCGAAAATAGGTCCATAACAATTATATTCTTATTTGACTCTGTGCCATAATATCGAAACTTTACGACTCCTTGTGTTCCTGCCAAATGATTTAGTATTTTTGATTCCCATAAAAGTGTTGGGATTTTTGTGGTTGTAGCCTCGAATTTGATGGCCACTTGGTCGCCTGAGATGACGTTTTTGCCTCGATACACACATCCGAAACTCCCTGATCCGATCTTCTTTTCGAATATGTATCTTTGATTGATCAGCGTGCGATGGCGGTATTTTTCGGGAATAGGGTTATCTATGGCATCGACATCGGTGGCGGCATCGGTGACAGTAACCTCGACAGACATTTGTTCGATGATGGTATAGCTACGTTGATGATATCACGGATAATGAGACAATATTGTTATATACTATATTGTGTCATATTTGTAAATCAATTTTATTTTTATTAAATAATGAATATAATTCATAATTCATTGGAGGTCATATTCCTAATCGTTTTAAGCAATGTCGTGGAAATATTCGGCGTCCGCTCCATATATAGCACATCACACGATACCCAATCAAACTCCCCCAACCAGTCGTCTCCCATCATTAATATTTCGGCGCCAGTTTGTAGCACATAATCATTTTTAAGTTCGAGGCTTTCTTCTTTAAATATTTCATCCCCGTAATTCGCCTTCCTGATAACCTCTTTGCGTTTTTCATAGTCATCTATACTATTTTTCCCTTTTTTCTTGTTTAACTCGTCGCTCGAGAGTCCTATATAAAGATAGTTACAAAAATGTTTACATCGGGTAAGTATATTGTTGTGACCATAATGGAATAGATCAAATGTTCCAAACGTTATACCCTTATCATACTTATCTTGAATAAAAACAGGGGCGTCAGTTTCATCTCCTGTTATACTACGTTTATGAAATTTTATATAAAATAGATTAGGGAAATGATGGCCTATATGTTGCGACGACACTGATTCTGCTGTTTTCATTTGCGAATAATATTTATATGTCTCTTTATTTTTACAGAACAGATTGGTTGTGTATTTTAGAGCGTCTATATATTGAGGATTTTCGATTTTTTTAGATATATATATTTCGGTAATTATGTGTGGGGCGAACAGTCTCAAATCTTTAAAACAAAGCATTGAATAGTAGTTGTCTTTATCTGGGGCGTTGTTATCGCCGTTGTTAATTCCATCTACATCAGCATTAACTGTGATTTTTTTAATATTATTGTCTTTTATATATTTGAGTAATATGAATGTATCGCACATTATTACTATAATACGTATATTTAAATATTGAAAATATTCCGTATTTAATCGGGAGCGTCTTGTATATAACTATTTTATTTTGTTTTGTTAATGGTTATATAAAATTGATATAAATATAATTAAAAATATGGTATAAGTATATACAAATGGTGATTCAGAGCGTTAGGTCCAATGTGGGGGGGATTTGTAATTTAGTATTATTTATGGGATTATTTGCTATGTCGGTATCCCCGGTTGGTGCTGATGGTGGTGGTGCGAATATTAAATATCCAATAAATGTTGCGTGTGAGTGTATATTTACTTTATACGTAGATGGGGTATATGTAGGTGAAGGTAATAAGGAAAATTATGATCCAGTTAACTGGCCCTTTGGAATATCTGAATGGAATAATACAAAGAAGTATTATCCTATAATATATGAAAATGAGCCTAAAATAGTAGCATTTAATGGTATTGGTGGGCAGTATACTGTATTTCCGAATGGGTTTATTATGGATATGAATGATGGTAAGGATTATACGAAATATAAGGAATGGAAGTGTAAGGATTTTTCGAAGACGACAGAGAAGACTCCTCCGGCGAATTGGTTTACATATGATTACGATGATAGTGGGTGGGATATTTCTACATCATATGGTGCGAATTATCAGAATAATAGTTTTCAGATATTTGAAAGTCCGCGTGATTTTATATGTTTGAATGCTGAATGGCTATGGACAAAAGATAATGCGGATGCGAATATATATTGTAGGAAGAAAAATATGGATACTGTTGTGCTTACAAGTGCTCCCGTGGTGATAACAACAATTGTTCCAGTGGTGACAAGTGTGCCAGTGGTTACGAGTGCTCCTGTGATTACGAGTGCTCCTTTGGTTATGAGTGCTCCTTTGGTTACGAGTGCTCCTGTGATTACGAGTGCTCCTTTGGTTATGAGTGCTCCTTTGGTTACGAGTGCTCCTGTGATTACGAGTGCTCCTGTGATTACGAGTGCTCCTTTGGTTAAAACAACCGTTACGCATCCACCCGTGACAACAACCGTTACGCGTCCGCCTGCGACAACAACCGTTACGCATCCGCCTGCGACAACGAGTGCTCCTGTGTTGAAAACGATACACCAACATATGCGGACGCATCAGCCTGCTACAACAACCGTTACGCATCCGCCTACTACAACGAGTGCTCCTGTGCCGACAACGATACACCAACATATGCGGACGCATCCACATATTACATCTACGGCCGTGCCTCCGCCAGTGACAACAACCGTTACGCGTCCGCCTACGACGATGAGTGCTCCTGTGTCGAAAACGATACACCACCATATGCGGACGCATCCACATATTACATCTACGGCCGTGCCTCCACCTGTGACAACAACAACAACAACCGTTACGCGTCCGCCTACGACGACGAGTGCTCCTGTGTCGAAAACGATACACCAACATATGCAGACGCATCCACATATTACATCTACGGCTGTGCCTCCACCCGTGACAACAACCGTTACGCATCCGCCTGCTACAACAACCGTTACGCCTCCGCCTACGACGACGAGTGCTCCTGTATCGAAAACGATACACCAACATATGCGGACGCATCCACATATTACATCTACGGCCGTGCCTCCACCCGTGACAACAACAACAACCGTTGCGCGTCCGCCTGCTACAACAAGTGCTCCTGTGTCGACAACGATACACCAACATATGCAGACGCATCCACATATTACATCTACGGCCGTGCCTCCGCCTGTGACAACAACAACAACAACCGTTATGCATCCGCCAGTGACGACGAGTGCCACTGTGTCGAAAACGATACACCACCATATGCAGACGCATCCACCTGTGTCGCTAACGAGTCCTCCTAGCCCACCCATAAATATAAAAATCATTATCAATAATATTAAATATTCTCAAGGCATTTCCGATAAACAATTGGCACATTTACTCGAAAATATCAAGTTCTATAACCACCCGCAATACCAATCTAAATACCGCAACGATCACCTCGACGATAATAATCTTTATAGAACAGTTCTAAATGCACGTCTAGACCTTATACGCCATTATGAAGTTTTACTTCGTCACTTTGAACGCCTAGAACACGAGTCACGCGATGAAGACACCGACTATAAAATACCCCGCCACTCCAGTGATGATTCAACTTCTAAATCCAATATCATTCAATCTATGATTAAACTAAATAGCCGCATTAAACACATAGAAGATAGTATACACTTCATAAAAGGTAACCATAAATATCTTCTACTACATATTCTCAAAAACCTCAAACAACAATATAAAGAAGATACAATGAAAATTTTCAATATTTAGTTCATTAGTTCATTAGTTCATTGGTTCGTTATTTTGTTGGTTACATATTTATATTCCCCAATTATCACATAAATATAATACATTATAATAATATATACCTACAATATATACCAAAAATATATAACAAACATATATTATTAAATGCCATCAACATATAAAAAAAATACACCACTCGAAGACCGTAAGCAAAAATCCGCAAAAATGTTAACTATGTATCCCAATCGGATCCCAGTTATCGTCGAAATGTCCACCTCTTCTGCTAACTATACATCATATATAGAAGCAGCACATAAAATCAAATATTTGGTGCCTTACGATATATGTATGGGTCAATTGATAAAAATTATTCGCGATAAAGTTAAAATACAGCCATCAACGGCTCTATTCTTTTTTATTAAAAATAAACTATTCCCCATCACAAGCCTCATCGGAGATATATACGGAGAATATGGCGATGAAGACGGTTTCCTATATATCGAATTCTGTGAAGAGTCTACGTTTGGTAATTATGATCATTCCGATCATTATGATTAACCGAACACCATCTTCATCCTATATATAATATATTTATAATACCAATATAAATATATTTTATCATACTATTATAGTCAACCTTAAATACCTTAGCCAGTAATACCTAACCACATCTATGAAAAAAATTACCTCCATTATAAAAACGACTATAGGAGATATATTCTCACCAAAAACAACTTCCGACAAAGATATTCACACGATTACTATGGACGAAATAGATGAAACAGATGAAACAGATTATCACGCGCGGCCAATACCACCTGCTGCTTCATTGTCATCGTCATCATCGTCGTCATCATTACCAAAAACACCTATGAAAAAAGAACTTGCTGCCACCTCATCTCGCCCTCACACTTGTCATCTCCCATCTCTCGAATTATATAAAAATTCTAAAGATGACTATATCATAAATTTAGATGTTTCATTTATCCTTGAATCTATAGTAGACAACATCATGACCGAATACCACGAATCAAATATACAAACACTAAACATCGATATGTGTGAATACTATGCTAACCAACTCGACTATGAGTCAGCACTAGAATCTACACTAACATCCAATGAATTCAATTCTGTCAAGAGAAATGTTGACGGTATCATCTACAAAGATCGCGACTATCTTTTTAATCTTCGCTCCATAAAAATATATGGCAGTGATTCTATAGTAAACGGAATACGCTGCGGAGTATTTAAAACATCTGATTTAATCGTTAAAATTGACACATCGCCCGAAGCATTAAAATCTGAATTATTTGCTATGAGTTACATCGGTAAAGGTATTGTAAAACCACATAATCTAGTTCTACCTTATATTGTTAAACTACATCAACGCCGAAAATTCCATAATATGAATTTCAGTATACAACCGCGCATAATCGACTCTCTCACTATATACGACTGGATGAAGATTTCCGCGAATAAAAGAGTGCCTATTAATACATACGTCTCTATATGTATCGGTGTATGTAAATCCATCCTATTTCTACACTCCAACCACGTCGTTCACGGTGATATCAAACCAGGCAATATTTTAATACAAAATACCACGAATATACCATACCTTATCGACTTTGGACTATCCGGTATACACGCAGTATCTGAAGGAACTGGAGGGACAAAACCATTCTGTCACCCAGCAACGCGAAATGTCCATAACGATGAAGAAGAGACATATGAATGGAGTAAAAATTATAAACGTAATGATCTATGGTCTGTGGCTATGTTATTCGCTACTATTCTCATTTTTCGTAATTGTTACAATCTTTATAGTGAATATCCAGGCGAATTCTTCGACTCTGAAAAATACGTATCAAATAAATACCTACACCACATATCCCCTCACTTTCGCAACGCATTCCAACTCGTTCTCATTAACCCCAAACATCGCATCAATCTTAAACAAATAAATATTCGCATTTTTATTGACCTACTTGAATCAGGTCTTACTACAAATCTTAGTCCTTTCGAGGTATAAGTGTTATTATTATTATTAATATTAATATTATTAATAATATTATTACAAATCGATTCTTGTTACTTCACTGTCATTTGCTGCCACTGGTGCCGGCGTAGATACTACATCAATCCTTACTTCTGGCACTACATCACTCTTCTCTTTCTCGTTTAATATCGGCACAATTTCAGAATCTGATTTGTTCGTCTTTAAATCCATCTTTTTGGCAATAACACTCTTAGTATTTTGCCTCTGTAGTAGCCTCATAAATAAATGATTACTTATCGCCAATGTGTTCATATATGTTTTATACTTGAAAGAACATATCGACGTATTCGACTTTACAAACCGAATGCTATACCACCAATACGCCGGTATATGAACCATTTGCCCCGGAATAAGCGTAATATCCATACTCCTTAATTTATCGAAATCAGACCTATAATGCGCCTGAACATTCCACGGATTAACCGGTGATCTAAATTCGAAATTATCGTAGTCAGCTGTAGCATATAAATATTTTGTTGACTTCGGCGGAAATACACGGACTATAATCTTACCGTGTGTAACCAAAAAATAGTTCCTATAGTTAACCTCATATCTAAGAGGTGTTTCGGTATTTAATGATGCGAAAATGATATCATACATACACGATGATACCATAGATGGTCTCAAAAACATATCATTGTGTCTATAGTGCTTTATAAGACCCGAATCTTCCAGAAAATCGGAATTTCTCTCGCTCAAATATTTCGAATCTTTGTCCTTCTTAAATAACTCAATCGACTCGCTTATTCCTAAAGGAACATATAATTCGGTTTCGTCATCGTGCTCTTTTACATTCCTTATCCTTATATCAAATGCGCTATAGTTCGTCTTTATAGAATTAAAATTACAGTTCTCCATTAGACTCTCATTTGAAAAAAATGTTACCACTGGTTGTCGAATATCACATATCTCTTCTAGCTTCTCTTTGGATGGATCGCATATTTCATATACCTCTAAATCATCACACTTCTTTAAATGAAAAAAAACGTGTAAATATATGAATAATACAAGACAAAATACTAATACCGCGATTACTTCTTTCATTAAGGATATTTTACTTAATACTTATTACTTATTACTAATTTGTTTTTATACTAATATTTACAAATTTATACTCATTAACATAAAATATGCTGATTATTTTATGTTAATTTAACTCATAGATTCTTGTATATTGTATTCTTATTTCTTATTTACTTCTATTTCCTATAATCTCCCGTCATTGGCGTTTAACGTGTTTTTAGAATCTCATCAAGATTCTACTTCATCTTCGAGAGCGTCTGCCTCTTCTGCCTCTTCTGCCTCTTCTACAACGACATCTTTGCTATCAACAGCAACAGCATTAGAATTCGTGTCTACTTTAGTAACATCATCCGCATTATATTCGGCAATGGAAGCAGAAGCATCATAGCTAAGATAGTCACCATTGTTCGCATTATTCGATCCGTATGTAGGCAGCCCATTATTCAATAGTTTCATCACAAGCCCAGATAACTCGTTCAATGTTGTCTGCTGAGAATTCAAAAGTGCGCGTAATGCCTCATTCTCTTTCTGTAATGGCTCAATCTGATTTATAATATCAGACAAATTCGTATTTGTCAAAATATTATCAACAACCTTAGCAATAAAGGTGCCATCCTCTACGATACTCTCATATGAGGAACCATTTGCGCCTGACATTTCATCATAGCCGCCACCACCGCCGCCACCACTACCACCACCAGATTTCTCGATTTTATCTACACGATTCGTGAGCAATTGTAACCGATTTGAATGTTCATTTAAAGTCGCATCCTGATTCAATAACTCGTCATGATGTAACTTAAACAATACATTGGGTGGCAGAGGAGCACCTGAAGGAAGGCAAGGTAGACCTGTAGAGGTCATCGGTAGATCTCTAATATGGAGTCCTGCCACCTCTCCTGTAGCACGATTATGTAGAACGGAATTTACTACATATGGCCCATTACTGGCAGCGCCGGCACCCGCACCACCTCCCATCGCATTAGGAGCAGACATAACCTTGTTTATATGGGTAGGTATATTCGCATGCATAGATGGAGGAATGGCAGAATGGGGAGGAGGAGGAGGAGGACCGCGCATCTGGATCTGTCGCAGCATTTGTTGCTGAACTTGGGGAGGAAGTTGTCGAAAATTAGGGGGCAAGCCAGGGGGTAAATTGCCACTACCTGCTCCGGAAGTTTGTGGCGACATTGGTGGAGGGGCGCCACCACGCCGTCTCTTAGCAGACGATAAAGAAGCATTATTACTCATTTAATATTTTGTATATATTTCTTAATAATAGTATTTTAAACCTTTTTATACGCAAACATATTATATTACTTAACATTTAGAACATCGCTATATATTTGTAATTATTTGTAATTATTTGTATTATTTTACACCTTTTATTATTTAAAACGCCCATTATGCCACCATTTTCATCTTCAATGTATCGTGACATTTATAGTCTTTTATTTTAAAATCGTCAATTGTGTAATCATCTATTTTATCTCGTGCCATAGATATAACGATACGTGGAAACTCATACGGCTCGCGTCCTAATTGTTCTTTAAGTGGTTCAATATGTTCATCATATATATGCGCATTTCCTAAAAAGTATACAAACTCGTATGCCTCTAGACCACAATGTTTCGCCAATAAATGCGTAAGTGTAGAATAACTTGCTATATTAAATGGGACTCCTAGCCCTACGTCACCACTCCGTTGATAAAGAGAACACGACAATTTATTACCATCGCTTACATTAAACTGGCACAATATATGGCACGGCGGAAGCGCCATCTCGTCTAACTGACACGGATTCCACGCACTCATTATCATTCTTCTACTAGTTCTTGTCGCCGGATTCTTTAGCGACTCTATAATTTGCTCTAGTTGATCTACACCTTTCCCATCATAATCACTATTACAATTGTCGTATTTGGCATTAAAATGGCGCCACTGATGACCATATACGGGGCCTAAATCCCCCTCTCGATTATTATAGAGGTTTCTACTGTCGAGAAATTCACGCGACCCGTTATCATCCCATATATGAACACCTTCTGCTTGAAGATGAGCATTATTTGTATCTCCGCGAATAAACCACAACAACTCTCGAATACACGTTTTCCAAGCTGTTCGCTTTGTCGTTAATATAGGAATAACGCCGTCAGATAAAGAGAAGACCATAGCACTACCGAATATAGATTTAGTAATACCATTTCGCCCTTTCTCTATCGTTCCTTCCTGTAAAATATCGTGAATAAGGTTTAAATATTGATACTCTTCGTGGGTTACATTACCGGCCGTGTTGTCAGAATATACGGGAACCATATTTGCTTTAGCAAATCTTTTTAACATTTGGTAATTATAATAAATAAAATACAAATATCTTTAGTATATTTTGTATTACATTGAATAAATAATTTTTATTTTATTTTAATTTCTTAATATATTTCATAATATAAACTAATGGACGATAGTATAAAACCAATAACAAATCAGGGATTTTTCTCTTATGTATTTAAATTATCGAAATTTAAACAGGAAGATTTGCTGAATATCATACAATATTCTTCCTTGTCAATAATTCCTATTATGTTATTTATTTATTTCACAAAGAAATATTCCCCTACAGCTTCACACGAAGACTCGTCTTTATATATATTTATAATAACATTTATTGAAATAATGTTTATGATTATAGGCATATTTTTTATTGATAGGATAATTAACTACATTCCAACATTTAGTGGAAAATACTATGAAACTATTAATTTAACAACTGTTATTATTGTATTTGTAACACTTATGTTAATTAGTCACGCCGGTTTCCGCGAAAGAACGGCCATTCTATTACACAGATTTGATACCTGGTTCACTGTGGATGACTGGATCTCATCTAAACTCGGACTTACTCCCAAACCATTTAATCTGTTTGCTTATGAAGAAGGGCAATATAACTTGGAAGTAGGTCGCGTCCCTGGTGAAGGAAGACCAGATGTCCCTCAAGACACTATCGCAAAAGCCAAAAATAAAGCAAAGGGAAAAACAGGAACTGCAGCTAATAAGCAGTCGTCAAACCAAACAACCTTAAACCCGCAAATATCTCAGCAATATGCCGCGCCTCCGCCTCTCCCTGTTCAGGGTCCATCAATGTCCAACTATGGTGGCGGTATGGGGGGCGGTATGGGTGGCGGTATGATGCAGCAGCCTGTCCAGAACTTTAACACGGCAACGCCTATGGCCGGTGGTGCCACACCTGGTATGGACGATATGTTTATGGAACCAGAAGCGGCGAATAGTGCTCTCAATGGTAGCTCGTGGTCATCTTGGTAAATCGCGGGTGGTGAGCGGGAGTGTCGTCGATAGTGTCCAAATAAAATATGTATTTTTATTTTTAAGTAGTTTTCGCTAAAAATAAAAATATCCCCGCATATAATATACACCACACAAGTATGAAAAATATCCACATACACGTTTTACTACTTTCTATTACCACATTCGTAATATACGGGTTTATCGATTCGCTTTTCTTTGGCGTATTCCTTCACGAAGGTCTCGCACAGGTTTTCAATAAAATCGGTCTAAGGCCTGATAACAGCGATATAATGGTCGGTGCTTTATCTTCCTCCGTTGCTGTAGTCATCAGCACATATATTAAAAACTATAACAAGAAAATATTCGGAGAACTACTCGAACATCCCGTTTTCGATATAATCGGTGTCATATTAGGCACATATCTATACGTTGTTGTCGCTAGAGAATATAGAAAAATATAAACATACGATGATCTCTAGATATAGACGACACATACACACAATTACCTACAACAAAACATCTCCCTCAGAAAAAAAAGGAAACGATTCTCACTCATCTCCTTCTTATCATTTAACATCTTATGCTGCTTTATTACGTCATTATATGCCACATAATCATCATACGTTCTCACCGTCGTATAGGGTAACCTAGGACTATATACCGTATCATAATATAACTCTCCACTATCTGTCCGCCTTATCGGCGATGATAACGACTCCTCCATCCTCTGATACGCAACTTCATCCGGCGGTGCCTTACGCGAATCCTCAAATATATTATAATATACAAAATTCTCTAAAACCATAAAACACAACACGCACAATATAGACCAATATTATGATATAATTACATATATTATATTATTTCTATACCACTACAATTAATATTATTGTTGTAATAATATTAACATTTCGATTCCAGACCTCCCATTAATCCTTCTTATCCACTATCACTTCGCGACTCACCGCTCGAATGATCTTTCTACCATTCTTATCCTCGTCCTCTATCGGCTCAGATATACTACGCAACATCGTCAGATATTCAATCTGTTTCTTCTCCGTCTCTATCCAATCAGGATTATTATCTGTCCATATTTGTAATGCCGTCCGCTCCTTATCCGCTATCATCTCTATCGTATTTTTCATTATCTCGTGCGTCTCATCCTTCTCCCATTTATCCTGATCCTTTATATACATCGTCTCCCTCTTCTTATCCGTGCAATGTATCGGTCTCTTATATATATCCAACTCTTTCAATCCTCGTATCATCACGTTACTTATCCCCTCGACTAATCCATTCTTCTTCGAATATAATAAATCCTCAAATGTGATCTTCAGAGAATCTACAAACTCTGAAATATTGAGAGCATCTTTACATTGCTCATTTAAAAAGAAATTAAGATTGAAATTATTAGTTGTATTATTATTATTATTTATTATAGTATTGTTACCCATTTTAGGTATCACATCTTTCAAGATTTGGCGAATCTCCTCATTGTCTTTTAACAGCTTTAATATTAAATCGTCTTTATCTATACCGTGAATATCCTTTAAGTCTGACGATATAACCGTGTCATTTTTATCTTTCATAAATGGACATTTTTGTTTATGCTTCCAAAGTCCCATACGCGTTGTGTATGTTTTAGAACACTCACACTTGAGAGCATTATCAGTCTCGGTGTTTTTGTTGTAAACTTTTGTAAACTTTTGGTGCTTCAGTGTGGCGAGGTGTGCTTGGTGGTTAGACTCCTTAGAGCATTTGAAGTGACAAGCTTCGCAAATAAAAAAAACGGCATTTTTTGGCATTTTTTGTATACTATATTAGTATACAAAAAACTGCCTAAACCCTTTTAATATATATTTTAAGATTTTGGGGAAAAAGTTATCGTAACAAAATTTTCAACTAAAAAACGTGATTGTGAGCATTATGCTCTGAGTGACGAAGTCGATGTTTTTTTCAAATCTAAAAACTTTTTTTGCAAAATGGACATTTATAAATGTCCTTTTTTGAAAAATCCAAAATACTTTTGAAAAAAACGATTCACTTCATTCACTTCGGCGTCCGCCCTACCAATCTTATGCGGCTTACCTTTATGCTTTGGGCGGAGGAGCGCCGCAGCGCAACGACGAGACCATTATGCTCACATCTTTCAATATTTTACAGATCTATCATTGTCTTTAACGGCTTTAGTATTAATCGTGTTTGTCCATACTATTGATATTTTTAACTCTTATGATATTATCGTGTCATTTTTTTCTATTAAAAATTGGACATTTATTTATGCTTCCAATTCATCGTAACAAATATTTTTAGAATATTCGCGTCTGAGAGCATTATTAGCTGCGGCGGTTTTTTGTAAACTCGTGTAAACTTTTGTAAACTTTTCGGGTTTAGGTGTGGCGAGGGAGTGTGATATTTAGATTTATTAGAGCATTTGACGTCATAAGCTTCGCAACTAAAAAAATCCGGCAT